TAATGTCTAAATCTGAAGGGGTGTCCTTCTTTTTAGATTTCTTTTTCGTTGTGTCTATTGCATCGTTAAAGTTTAGAAAGTTTCGAACAGTTCTAGGCACTTCGTAAGTTTCGCCCTTCTTATATTCAATTCCTCTACATTCAATGTCTTTTTTTATTTTTACTTTATACATATCTTATCTATTTATGTTAAATCTGAAATCCATAGCTACATAGTGAATTCCATCATCTCCAAATTTATCATCATAAATATCGTTGGCATCTTCAAAAAAGCATTTATCTATCTGAACTCCTTCAATCGTTCCTGTTTTGTAGTCTAAAGCCGCACGAACCTCAACCGATAAATCCTGAGCTTGTGCATAAGTAGTTCCAAAAGAAGTAATCTGACATCTCACATAGTCGTAAGTAGAAACACCGTTCTTTGTGTTGTTTGGAGTGGTGTCAATTATAAAATAAGTAATTGCTGGCATTGTTTCTCCAAATGGTATTTTTTGGGGAAATATCCTTGAACCAACATAGTTCGAAACTCCCGCAGTGTTTCTCAATATAGAACTTATTGCTTTTCCTATATCCATTATAAACCTTTCTTTTTAAATCTTCTATCAATAATACCTCTCAAACTTGGAATGATTGAGTTGTAAACTTGTTGCTCTGTTGCGCTTTTCGCTTTGTCAAACAAGCGCATCCCTTGAATTTGAGCAGTTCCATACTCTAAAAAATACATATAAAAACCACTCTTATCTTTTGACTTGTAAGCGTTTTTTACTCTTGGACCTACATAAACTGCTGGAAAAATATTTCCTCTCGCTTTTCCGCTTATAATAGCTAAAGATTTTCTAAGCTGTTTTGTTTTTACAGGAACTAAATCTTTTAGCTTTGCTAACATTGGCTTCATTGCCTTACGCATAGCTTGTTTCACTATTGTTTTTGTACCTCTGTTATGTGGCAATAATTTATCTAAATCGTTGATAATTTGTTTTAATTCTTTTTCATCAATATTCATACCAACTAAAGGTCTATGACCCCCACTACCCATTAGCTGCTTTCCTGTTCTTACCGCCATCTTAATCAGTTGTTTTTTCTTCTACTCTTAAAATCAATCCCTCTTTTCTACCTATCTCCTCAACAGATCGGATGAACCAATCTTTTGAGTTGTATTCTATATAATGTTTTGGAGAAATTTGAATGTCAGAACGGTAGCGAATTGTCATCTTTGCTGGAGCAGTTCCAATAAAAGTATCTGCTTCATAACCTACCTTTCCCTTTTCAAATTCAAACCTAGCCCAAACAGTTGCAAGAGTTGAGTTGCTTGCAATGTTTTCACCATAAGCATCCTGCGTGAATGTAGCTTGTTTTATTACTACTAACCTATCTAGTTTGCCAATTAACATTATCCTTGTACTCTATAAGGGTTCAATAAGTATTCTACTGTCCTAGGAATAACAGTGGCGATAGTACCAGTCACAACATCTTGTCTTAATTCGTAAAATCTACCAATTGTTAAAAGTATAGCTTGTTTGATAGGAGCTGGGACTTGATTGGCAGCAGTATATCCAAGCGTAAAATCTACTGTCACTGCATTTGGTTTGTCGTAAGTACTTGGAATAGTTGCATCAGGAGCAAAGTAAATTCTTGCTGGTTTTATATTACCATCTATAAAATAATTCGAAGCGTGTAAAGTTTGATTAACATTGTCTTGATCAGAATAATTAATTGAATTCACCTCTGCATCATTAAGAGAACCCTTTAAAAGATTAAAATAATCTGGAAAGGAATCAATAAACAAATACCAAGTTTGTTGCATTATAGCCAGATTTGTGTAATTCTCAGCAGCTAAAGTAGCTACACTAATAAGCGTTTCAATATAAGTGTCATCAGCAGTGAATGAACTATCAATTCGCAAATGTGTTTTTGCCTCCGCAACAGATACTGGAGTTAGTGTTGGGGCTGTTTTCAACCTTAACTTTCCATATCCAGTCGTTATTGCAATACCTAAATCTGTGTTAGTAATCATATCTTTTGTTGGTAAAAATGGAGGAGAGTCGAAACCCTCCTCCAATTATCAAATCAATTATGCATTGTCAATTTTAACAAAAGCAGTATCATTTTGTACTGCATCACCATCTACAAGAGAAGTGATAACATAACGAGGTTCACCAGTTCCAGCATTAGTGTAGATGTCATAAATCACATCTAAACCACCAAACTGAGCAATGTGAACTTTCGAGAAATCTCCTAACATATAGTTAGTTCCAGTTCCAGAACCACCACCAACATTAGATGAAGTAAATGCAAAGTAACCTAAGAAAGTCTTATCTGAGTTATCATAAGCTGCAGATACATTGTCTACTTGGGCAAGTTTCTTTGCTTCAGCTAATGCACCAGAATCTAACAACCAAGCCATTCTAGCTCCTTGTAAGTTTACACCGTTTCCTAACAAAGTAGATTCCATATTTAAAAGCTCAGCCATAGTAGGAGCAGAACCAGCAACAGATTGTGAAGCAGCATCCAAGAAAATAGATGTTGGAGCATTTGATAAATCTGAATCTCCTAACAATGCAAGCTCTAATTGTGCAGCAACACTAGCAGCCATATTTCTTCTCAAAGCAGCTTCAATAGAAGGGTTTTGAGTTACAGCCTCAGCAGAAACATTAACAATAGAAATACATTTCTTTGGGCTTAATGTTACGCTTGTAGCAGTACCTGCAGCACTAGGAGCAGATCCGCCAGTTTCAGCAACGAAACCAGAGTTGATTGCGCTAAATACTGGGAATTTCATATTCGATATTCCAGAGTAAAAGTTTGCTCCAGCAGAGGCAAGAACTAAGTTTGCTTCAAGTTGGTCAGTCCAAGCCATAACCTCAGTAGCGTTTCCAGCAGAAGTTGCAACAGCAGCACGAGTTAAAACAGATGCTGGTATTCCAATACCTTTGAAAGATTGTCCTGTATAACGAGCTTCGTTTCTAGCCTCTTGGTCCATCTCTTTAACAAGACCTTCCAAACGACCAGATGCAGCTTGCTCCATTGCCTTAGCAAAAGAGAATTCACGAATTTCTTTCGGAGTGTCCTCAATAACTGGCTCTGATTTAGCAGCTTTGTTTGCTTGTAATGCCTCAAATGAAGCAGCTCTTTTAGCCATACCCTCTAAAGAGTTAGCTTTTTCATTTAGAGAATCAAATTCTTTAGTTTCTGAATCAGTAAGCTCACGACCTTCAACTTTCGCTGAGTCTACGATAGCTTCCATTTTCTCAACTGCAACAGAACGCTCCTCTGTGTAAAATTTAGATGTTTTCATCTTTTTTTCAGTTTTAAAAATTAAATTACTTTTTATTTATGATTGACAAACGCAACTCAGCGAGAGAGCGTTTTGTTAAATCCTTATCTTCCTTCTCTCTTTCTTCCTTCTCTTTTTCAAGGTTCTCTTTCAAAACCTTTTCATTTTCTGTTTTTTTCCATTCCTCCATTGAACGCAATGCAACAGTTTTAGCTTCATTATACGCTGGATACGAGACAAGTGAAATATCTGCTAACATAGATACTTTGTTGATAGTTCTGATATTCATACCATCTCGAACTTCCCAAGAGTCATCTTCAACAACGAATGCAAAGCTGTTTTGATTTAGTGTGTTGTTTCTTAATAAAGTTAAAACATCACGACCAGTTGAAGTGTCTGGAATTTGAGCTTCATATCTTAAACCAACTTTATCAACTGACATTTTCAAAGTTCCATTTGTGCTTCTAGCTAGTAACATATTAGGGTCGTGATTGAATAAGAAACGAACATCATCTTCAAGCCTACCTTCAAAAGCAGTTGGAGCAATAACTTCTCTGAAACCCCCTAAATCATTTGACATAGAATTAAAAACACTTCCATAACCAACTACAACATTATTATCTTCTTCAGCTCTAAATTCTAGATTCTCAATTGTGAATGTTCTAACTTCAGCATTAGGGTTTGAACGATATCCCATTGGCTTGTCATCTTCTTCATCGTGTCCTTCGATGTGGTCGTTTTCTTCCATCATCTCAGCTTCCATAGCAGCTTTGATTTCATCGTGTGAGTTGAAAGGCATATAATAAGTTACACCATCTAGAGTGTGTTCGTGGTGTCCTTCTCCGCCCATCTCTTTAGCTATTTCCTCAGCTTCTTCAATGGTTGTGTAAAGTGGCATCTCGATTCCATCTGTTATCATTGTGCCTACTAAATCTCTGTTTTCTTTTTCCATAACTATAATAAGTTTTTTTTCCATATCCTCCCTAACTGGATGGTTTGGAGGAAGTAAATCTGTGTCGTGTTTGCCGCCTTGAAATCTTCCTTTTCTTAATGCGAAAAGAAAAGAGTTTACTCTTGCGTAAACCCACTGTTCTGGGCTTCCAACATTTGGTCTAACACTTTGAG